AACAACTTTTGGGGGGGATACTTGATAAACTTTAACAACGGCATCCCGACCCCCGAAGAACAGGGGGATATTGAGCGTCAAATCAAGCGTAAGTTTTCAGGAACCGACAACGCTGGTCGCTTCGTTGTAACCTTCAACGACGATGCAGCCAAGGCCCCGACGCTTGAACCGCTCACTCCGAGCGACATGGACAAGCAGTTCGAAATCTTGAACAAAGCCATTCAGCAGGAGATATTCATCGCACACCGTGTAACCAACCCCATGTTATTCGGAGTAAAGACCGAGGGCCAATTGGGTGGTCGCAACGAATTGGTCGAGGCTTACGAGTTGTTTAAGGCCACCTACGTCAACGACCGGGTGCGCAAAGTGGAACGGATGATCAATTATTTGGGATCCTTTAATGGCGTGGAAGGGATGGAACTTATCCCGGTAGAACCCATCACGGAGCGACTAAGCGAACAAGCCCTTTTGCAGATAATGACCCAAGACGAATTGAGGGAAAAAGCGGGTCTGCAACCTTTGGAAAAGCCTGCTGACGTGGTTGGACCTAACCCCCAACCCGATGAGCAACCGCAAACCGTGGAGCAACTTGCCAGCAACGACAACATCAAGAAGTTATCGGGCCGTGAGTACCAAAACCTGATGCGTATCGTCAGGCAGTATATGCAGGACAAAATCACGCTGGAAATGGCTCGGACCATGCTTTCGGCTGGATTCGGTTTGTCTGCCCAAGAGATTGACACGATGCTGGGCGTTCAGTCCCAAGAGTTTAGCGAACCGACTTGGGGCGAAGAAGACGACGAGGACTACGGATGGGGCGACGAAGAGTTCAAGGTCTTGGAAGTAGTTGCAAGTAAGTTCGGATGCCATGCAGACGATTACCACGTGATGCACTCCAAGCCAATGCGGTTCGATGCCAACATCGACGAAAACATCCGCTTGGCCTTTGCCGAACTGGGCGAGGAAGAGGTTGAACTTGACAAGAAGATTGAGGCGTATCGCAAGAAGAACCGGGAAGCCAGCGTTGAAGAAATGGCAAAGGAATTTGGGGTCAGCAAAGCCAAGGTCGCCAAGCGGGTCGCTTACCTAATCACCAAGGACCGCTACCCAATCAGCAGGGCCGTGGACAAGATTGCCGAGCAAAACCTTCCCAAGAACGTGAAGGAAGTTGCCGAGCCAGTCTTGGAAGTCCGCTACAAGTACGCATGGGCGACAGGGTTCAGCAACAAGGACAAAGGCTCCAGCCGTGAGTTCTGCAAGGTCATGCTGGACTTAGCCGGGCAGGGCAAGGTTTACACGAGGGAGGACATTGACGGGATTTCTGCGATCATGGGCTACTCCGTTTGGAATCGCAGGGGCGGTTGGTATCACACGCCCAGCGGAGTGAATCGCCCCCAATGCAGGCACGTATGGGAGCAGCAGTTGGTAATCCGTAAAGGCAATAAAATCAGCAAGGCATGAAGGCACTATTCATAAGCGAAGAAACGCTGCTCGACAATAGCATCATCAACGAGAACGTCAGTTACACCCAAATCCGTCCAACGGTTGTCAAGGTGCAGGAGATGCGGATTCAGCCCATCGTTGGCTCTCCGTTGTATGGGGAATTGGTTACGCAGGTCGTCAGCGGTTCAACGTCTGCACTGAACCAAACGCTCTTGGAGGACTACATTCAGCCGGCTATGATTCAGTGGCTTTACTACGAGTTGCCGATGGTCCTTGCGTTTAAGTACATGAACAAGGGGATGGTCCGTAGAACAAGCGAAGAGTCCTCCCAAATGAGCATGGAAGAGATTACCCGGCTGACCGACAAAGTGAAGAACGATGCCGAGTGGTATTCCGAACGCATTACCCGCTACCTGATGGAGAACCGCAACTCGTATCCCTTGTGGAACTCGCCTCCTTCTGCTCTTGACACGATCTACCCGAACGCCACCAACTACCGAACCGGGATGGTCTTGGACCGCAACCGAAGGATGGGAATCAGCAACCTTGACTACCCCTACCCCTACGGTCAATTCGGGGCGTGTAATGACTGCTAAGCATGGGAGCGCATAAAAAAAACATACTGAAACTACAAGCCTATGTCTTGGATAAAAATCAAGCAAGCCCTGCTGGACCTTGCCAACAACCATCCGCAAGTAAACTCGTTCGGGACGGGCGACCCTCTTGCGGTAGGCACGGACAACACCATCAACCTACGAACCCCAAGCCGTGAGCGAATCGTCTATCCGCTCGTTTTTGCGGACGTTCAGTCTGCAAGTACTGACGCTGGTACTTTGGACCTTGTGGTCGGTGTCTATTTTAGCGACCGGGTGGAGTCCATTAAGCCGATGGGCGGAGTGGTTTCGGGCAGCCCTACGCTGGGTTGGCAGGACAACGAGGACGAGGTCCTAAGCGACCAGTTACAAATCGCACAGGACTTCATATCAGCCCTCACAAACGACCCAAGCGAGGACTGGACCCTATCGTCAAGCGTGTCGCTTACGAGGTTCGTAGAGAGCCGGGATGACCGCACGGCAGGATGGCAGGCGACGATGACCTTTGAAATCCCATTCAGTCATTCAGTTTGTGAAATTCCAACCTAAAAGACATTTACAATTAAACGCTAAAAAATGCCTACACCCATATTGCAACAAATGCTCGGACAGGGCGGTACGATGGAGTTTATCAATGGAACCGTTACCGGGAAGAACTACGACTTCTTGGTAGTCAACACCGCTGCGACCTTCACAACTTTAACGGGAACTGGAAGTGAGAACCTGCTAACCGCTTACAACTTTTCGGGGGCTTCTATTTCCGCTGGCATCGTTATCAGCGGTCGCAATGGCGGTAAGATTACTGCGGTTACGCCTTCGGTGGGTTCGGTCATCGGTTTCACATTCCTGTAAGCAATGCTGATAGGCTACGGCTACGGCTATCCCACAAATCAACTGCTTGGCGGTGGCAATCCGTTTTGGCTTGCCTTCAACCAACGTGCAGACGCTGACGGGGCTTTGCCTGCGGAGGCTGCGGTCAATGGATGCCTCCAAACCCGATTCCTCAACTCCTTCCAATCTTATGCTTTCTTCGTCTTTTATTCCAACTCTTGGCTGCCGTTTATGCAACGGGCGAATACCGACTCGGCTGACGCTGCGGAGGTTCGCTTCATCAACTGCCTCGAAGTCCGAATGTATAATCTTCTAAACGCATAGCAGATGCCTGCAAGCCCATCACTCCTTATCGTCCCTGCCCGATTCAAGACGGGGAAACTCTACACCCAAATCGCTACGACTTCGGCTGGGGTGGTTCTCGGTTCATCGGGGGACTTCAATGTTACCCGTGCAACGACTGCGACCCGATTCAATTCGGCTGGCTTGATTGAGTCCGTGGCTTCGGGTGTGCCTCGCTTGGATTACTTTACCAGCGGTGGAACGGCTGGCTGCCCTGCGTTGCTCGTGGAACCTGCGGCGACGAATGCGTTGTCATACTCCGAGGAATTTGACAACGCTGCGTGGGGCAAAAGCGCAATGACGGTTTCAACGGGAACAACGGCTCTTTTTACTGCACCCGACGGAACCACAAATGCCGACAAGATTATTGCAACAAGCGGAAATGTGGCTCATAATATTAATCGCTCAGGCATCGCAAGTGCCGCCTACACTTTTAGCGTGTTTGCAAAAGCAGGCGAAGAATCGGTCATAAGTTTGTGGTTGCGTGGGGCATCGGTTAGAGCGGAATTTAATTTAGTTAGCGGAACCGTCAGCAACATAACAACAACATCCGCAAGGATTGAGAATTACGGCAATGGATGGTATCGTTGCACGGTTTACGATTCTACCGCAGGAACTACCGCTCATGTTTACGGAAGAAACGGTGCAGCATACGCAGGCAATGGTTCGGATGGTTTCTACCTATGGGGCGCACAACTTGAAACAGGCTCTGTCGCAACATCCTACATCCCCACCACTACTGGCTCTGTCACTCGCAACGCAGATGTCATCTCCGTGAGCGGAGCCGTCAGCGGATGCATCGGGCAGACCGAGGGGACGATTTATGCGGAGGTGGATTTGAGAGCGTCTGCGTCAAGTTCTGCAAGACGAATTGTGAATATGCGTGTGGATGGTAACAATCTTTTATCCCTTGAAATTCCTACCGCAGGAACAAGTATTGAATTTTCCGCAGTATCGGGAGGCTCAAGCGTTACTGCGACTGCGACAGGAATAACGACAGGTATTTACAAAATAGCGGTAGGATATAATTCTGCTGCAAGTGGAACGGTTTTGTACGTCAATGGCACTCTAAGAGATACAAAGACAATCGCAATACCAAATCTATCAGCAGCAGTGTTTGGGCTTGGCGTTCGGGCCGATGGAAGTGCTGGGTCGCAATTCAACGACCGCATCCGTGCTGCTGCCCTCTACACCACAAGGCTCACCAACGCTGAACTCCAATCGCTGACAACTCTCTAACGATGGCTACCTTCCACAAGTACGCATTCCCCAAACAGAGCGACGCTGACAAGGTGCTGGCTCTATGCACAGGCACGACCGCTGCGGTGGCCCTTGGGGTCTTGGATGGCTTTATCTGCTACGACATCCTTTGGGAGGGCGACGCTCCTGAAGAGGCCACCCAGTACGAAACTTGGCCCGAACCCTGCGGAGTTCACTCCTTCCTTGGATGGGACGAGCAGTACACCGAGGACTACCACCAACACAAATCAGTATGAGATTATTTCGCAAACGCAACCCCGAAACCCCTAAACTCCCAATAATGAAATCAGCAGTCATCGCATTACTTCGCCACCTGTTAACCTTCATCGGTGGAACCCTTGTTGCCAAGGGCATCATCGACACCGCAACGCTGACCGAAATTATCGGTGCATTAATCACCTTGCTTTCGGTTGGTTGGATGACAATCGATAAAGTAAAGGTCAAGAAGTGAACCTAATCGAAACCACCATCGTCGGGAGCGTTGCAGCAATCGTCGGTGGGGCGGTCGCTTGGTTCACCAAGGGCCGTGTCGAATCGGACTCCCTGCAAGTCAGGCAAGCCCAAGCGGTCCTCGCTATGTGGCAGGCTACCAGCGAGTCCCAAAACAAGGAATTAACACAACTTCGTAACGAGGTAGTAAGTTTGCGTCAACGATTGGAAGACATGGAACAACTGGTTCATGAACTCCAAGCCGAGAATGCTAAACTTAAAACCCTCGTATGAAAGTAACCAAGCATTCCAAAAACGTCCACGCAATTGAGTGCGGACGAACCCAAGAATTCTTGCTGCTCTCCGACCTGCATTGGGACAACCCCAAGTGCGATAGGGCCTTGTTAACCAACCACCTCGAAGAAGCCAAGCGCAGGGGTGCGAAAGTCCTCGTAAATGGGGACTTTTTTTGTTTAATGCAAGGCAAGGGCGACCCTCGC